GTAACCACACCTGCTGCTACAAAATCTAAAGGATTGTAAACTGCTTTTCTATTATCTTTGTTATATTTTACGGTTACAGTTGTTGTAATTCCGGATTTTACATCAATTGTAATTGTGTCGTTTGTCTGTAAACCATGTGTTCCTGATCCTACAACACTTACCAGATTTTTTTCTAATTCACCCTTTACAATGTTAGGTAATTGAGTTTTTAAACTATGATTATCTCCTACTCCAGCATCTATAAAATGAACTAAATCAAACAAAGTAACACCTATGCCGACAAATTGGCCTGTTGATCCTACACCAACTTGCGTAGTGGTTAAACCTATAAAATCAACTGATTGTCTTGCAACAAATAATGTAACTCCAACTCCCAAAAAGGTATTAACAGTTGGTGCAGCCTCAAAAAATTTAACTAATGGCGATCTCTCATCATTTCCTATTGAGTTTATTTTGTATATAACTCTATCACCAGTTCTTAATTGGTGATTTGGTAAGAAAATAGAATTGGGTGGTACAAAAACTGAAGATATACCTGCTCCCGGATTTGAAAAACTTATCGTTGTCCCAATACCAACTCCAGCACGAGGATCTAATCCAATTGACTCCTGTGGATTAAAGAATATTTCTTTGTTTCTCCTTGATGTAAATGTAGTGGTGACACCAGTGTTTATAATAAACTTCCTTGGTATCTCAGTTAATGTTTCTGATGCTGTGTGTGAATAACCAACAGGAGCTGTTGATCCCACATTTAGTAATCTTAAAACTCTTAACCTCGATGATATTTTATCTACATTAAGAACTTTCAACTGTTCTGTAGACGCACCTATACCAATTTTAAATACATCATTAGATTGTATATTATCTAAATCACCAGCAACATTGACGAAGGTTACAATACCAGTTACTCCATCAGTTCCAATACCCTGTGTTAAAATAAGTTTGGATGAACTAACACCAATATTGTATCTACCTTGTAAAAATGATGTTGTTGTGGTAAGTCCACCAATTTTTACAGCAGTGTTATCTCTTAAATTTATTGCTGTTGAGGCTATCCCTACAAATGAATTACTGTTTTCGCGATAAAATTCAATATCAGAAATTTTTGTATTTGTTGTGTTTATATCAGTTAAAGATACACCACTTATTAATGATACCTTTCCTGATGCTTTGAAAGAACTATCGACATTTGGGTCAAATACGACTTTATCATTTATTTGATAGTTTGAACCACCTGAAGTAATACCAACACTATTGACTTCTCCTTTTTTCGCAAAATCTATATTTGTATCTTGGTTTATGAATTTGTAAGGCTCTCTTACATAATCATACCCACTAAAATCTTTATTAAATGAATATGGATATGTATTTCTTATTGCATTTGACTCATTTAAATCAAAATTTTCTTGATTTGATAATCTACTAAAATTAAAATTATTTGGTTTTGAGTTATACTGATTTCCGATGAGGTATGGGAACTTTGGTTTTTTGAAATTTTTAAATATTCCATCTGAAGCTGCAGTCGAATCTAAAGTTGCAAAATAAACGTATGCTCCATTTGGATATTCTGGAGTGACACAGAATCTTCCATTATTTTCATCTAAAACACTTTCATCTGTGGTTTCTTTATATGTAAAATCCTCAACAAAAAACTCAGGTGGGAAAACACTTGTGGGTGGTCTGTTACTCTTTTTAATTGTCTCATCTACATAACCTGACTTTAATTGAACAATAGATCCACCTGTTTTTGATGAGTAACCGTATGGCCCATAAATTGGATTACCATCATACGCCCAACCTATTATCGGTGAGTGTTGATTATTTGTGGTTTCAACGCTATTAACTAAACTCAGATCTTTTTTACCATACAATGTATTACCATCAGGATCATTCGCATAGAGTATTCTTCTTAAATTTCTTGGTGCGTAAACGTAAGAACATTGAAGTTCAAATAAACGATTTGTTGGTTGTGTAATGAAAACATCATCATCATTTAAATTAAGTAAATTTTTACTATACTCATTTACTGTCCATGTTTGAATATTTGGCCTAAACTTGACAAATTGTCCAGATGCATCAACTCTTACTGTTGTTGATGTTACTCCATATCCAATACCACCACTTTGAATATTAACAGAGACAATATTTCCTGAAGAATTTAGTTCGGGTACTAATTTTGCATCGGTTCCAAGTCCTAAAACCACTAAATCTGGTGGCGAATTATAATCAGTACCACCATAGCTAACGCTTACATCAACTATTCTCCCATTAGCAACTACAGGTGTTATTACAGCATCTTTCCCAGAGTATAGACTTACTTTTGGTTCCCTATTAAAGTTCAATATTTCTGAAGCACCATATCCAACTCCAGTTTGAGTTAAATTCACTGATGTAATTTCGCCCCTAAAAATAGGTTGAACATTAGCTTCAAATGTTTTTCCTTCAATTGAGGATATTCCAACTCTTCCTAATACTTCAACTGAAATTGGTTGATAATTAAAACTATGAGTTCCAAAACCTACATTTCTAAATTCTGCAAATTGTTTTGTTTTATAGTAAAAATCTTTAGTTGTTGTGCCTACTCCGACAGGTGATAATTTAAAGGAGTCCTTGTTTATGACAGTAACGTAGTAATCTTTATCTGAAGACAATCCATCAACAGATGTGCCATCTGGAGTATATTGAACTATCTCACCATTTTTATAATCATGATTTTCTATTTGAATAGAATTTAGGGATGTGTTTATACCTGTTGGTTCACATGATCTTTTTTTATTCTCATATCCAGATCCACCATCCAATATTGTTATAGAACTTAAAATAGCTTTTCCATTTAACGATCTAAATGCTTGTACACCTGATCCAAAGTTTGTAAATGATATTGTGTTAATACCAGATGTTGCATCATCATAATTTTTATGCAATTGTATTGTATACTCTGATACTGTAGAGACATAATATAATGAATCTGTTGCTAGTCCCACAACAGGAATGCCTCCCAGAGGGTCGTATACGACTCTCTCACCGCTTCTAAACTTATGAAATGTAGTAAACCCTATTGAAGATGTATTAATACCAGCTGAATCTATTTTAACTGTTCCAAGACCAACACCATCACCATTAAATATTACACTATGAGGTTTGGAATTTAACTTAGCAATGGCACTGGCACCTGAACCATTTCCACCTGTAATTTTTATAATAGGTACGTCAACGTAATCAAAACCAGAATCTAAAATACGAATATCCTTTAATGAGCCTCTAACAGAAACTGATCCTGTGGCTCCACTTCCTACAGAATCTTCAACTGAGAATACTGGTGGATTAATTATATCATAATTCTGACCACCGTTTAATATATTGACTGAATTTAATTTTCCATAATAACATTTGTCTTTTGATTTATAGTTGTATACTTCAACACCATCAATCAAAATACCGGTATATCCGGGTAGTGTATCATATTTTTTTTCATCACTTCTAGGAAGAGCAATCTCTCTTATTATTTTTTGTGACTTAATATTTTTATCTTTAAAATAAAATTTCTCAATCGTATTATTTTCAATTTTTATATTATCAACTCCACCCTCTGGAGTGACCTTTGTAAAAATTTCACTATAAATATCTGATTGACTTTTTGCAAATTTAACAGTATTTGAGTCTATCCTTTTTACATAGTATAATCCCTCTGCAAATAATTGATTTCGGACAAAGGATTGTGTAAAAGTTGTACCACCAGGCCCCCTCCTTGTGACGGTTGCTTTTTGAGGTGTATAATAAACAGCATCACCTGTGAAATAATTGTGATCAACTTGATCTGATATTTTTATTTCTTCATCATTTTTATTATATGTTCCACTAAAAGTAAATTTTTGTGTTTTTGGATTTAATTTTGTAACACCTGAAAATGGAACAGAAGATGATGCAACATAAATTTTGTTTTGTCCCTCAATAGGCACCACTGTATCATGATAGAATGGAACATGGTTTTTACCAACCATGATCGTGCCTTTTGAAGGATGCTCATGTTGTGGGCCATAATATGGTTTACCTCTTACTAATCCTCCATCAGGTTTTAAATATACATTTTGTACATTCGCAGAAAATACATTTAAATTTTCATGTATATCTGAATTTGCTTTAGATATTCTTCTCGTTACCTTTGTAATCTTTTCTGGATTATCGATACCTGTTCCTGAGATGAGACAAGTGGTATCATTAAAGACATCTGTAACTGTGTAAAGTTTATTTGATACTGGATCAAAAAATTCAGTAATTTTATCACCCCATTGCGATCCAGAGGCAAATGTTTCGTGTGTTGTTATTTGATCACCTATTTTTAATATATTTGTATCTTGAGTAATTAATTTGAAAGTGTTATTAACAGAATCTACTATTTCAAGAGATTTTACAACATAACTTTGAGCAGTATTAAATAACCAATTATTTTCTTTGACGTTATTACCAATTTTTCCTAAATTTTTTATCTTTATCTTACCACCAGCTTTTTGATTATTAACTTGTGGTGGAATTATGAAATCCTCTAAAACATTTCTAATTTTTACTTGAACATCAATGTTTCCTTCTCTATCAAGCGAGTAAGCAAATGTGTTTTGATCAATAGATGTATTATCAGTAATTGTATTAATTATTCCTGTGGTATTAATTCCTAGAAACTGGTTAATTGTTTTTTCAGCGTAAGTACAAATTCCAGTTGTTCCATTTTCGTATAAAAATGTCAGTGTTCCTGAATTAGGAAACCCTAAAGTCGAATCAACATCAATGTAAGTTTGAGCAATACCTACTTGACCTATAATTTTTGTTTTTGCATGAGGTGAAAATTCGCCATATATCAAACTTGTCGATCCGTCTGGTATGGCTTTTGAAGCATCTAAACTTATTTTAAAATAAGTATTTGTTATGATTCCAACTGTAGATCTTTCAACAGCACCAACAGGAGCATATGCTTTTGAAACATTTTCAAAATTATCTTGAAAAAGAGTTCTACCAATTAAATCCTCTGGATTACCGGAAAGAGGTTCAACAACTAGATCTCTGGTTAATTTATAATTAGCGTTTGACGGAGATATAACATTTTCAATTGGACGAATAATGTCCACTTTTTCACCATATAAAGCTCCAAATAATATTTTAAAAGATTCGTCAGTTCCTCTTGTTGAGTAAAAGTCTTTTGATTGACGTATAAATTGAGGAGAATTTAAATTTTCATCTAAATCTTTTTGAAAACCATATAAAAACTGTTTTTTTGCTTTTTTTAAAAATTGATCTAAAAATAAAACACTTAAATTTTCAACTGTTGTATTATTTTCATGATCATCTGACGTAGATTCTGAAAAAATTAAATTTTCGGGATCTGAGGGATCTGTAAATGATGTGATTCCACTAAATCCTCTAATACAGTTTACAAAAGTGGTGTCTGTTTTACTTTCATATGTTATTACTTCATCATTTATTTTTATTAATCCATAACTATCAGGAAATCCCTCTGTATTCGATACAAAAATGGTTGATGTTGAAATTCCTGTAAATCTTGTTGTATTTGTATTTTTTATTATATTTCCACATTCACTTAATTTAATGTAAGAGTCAATATTGTTTACTAAGTCAACTGGCCCACCCTGATATTCCTGTCCAGTATAATATAACTTCAAAAATTCACCAACAAGTGGAAAATCCTCTTGAACATAAGAGGGTAATTGATTTTTTACTATCTGATTTAACTTAACTCTTTTTTCGGACATCTTTATCGTATGATGCTTCCATTTTTGTAACTTGTTGCTACAGTGTATGTAGATCCTGATGGGTCAATACCAGAACTTATCTGGTCAACAACCATATCAACAACACTGGTGTCTAATTGTAAATAAAGATCTTGTAATCCAATAATATCATTTGACTCAGGGGTAGCTGAAATTTCCAAAATGTCAACATTATCTTTTATTTTACCTGACAATATATTTATCGGGTCTAAAGTGATGCGGCCTGTCTTATAATTTATAACTCCAACATTTTTTCTCTGTATAAGTGGTGATGATGATCCCTCATTTAATGAAAATAGTGATATTTGACCTTTTTCACCAGTTGCGTCTGGTACATCATACAAATAAACGTCTGCATTTATGTTTAAAACACGAAAAGCACTTGATCTTATGTTAAAACCACTCATAGATCGAATATGAAACTGATTTCCAAAGTCAATTGCATATTCAGCTGTCTCTGATGTTGCTAATCGAAGATCTCGCCTCATTTCTACGGTTGTTATATTTGAAGTAACTGATTCGTGACTTTGATCAATGACCTTAAGGAATTTACTATACTTAAATCTTGCTCCATATTTGTTTAATTCAGATGATTCACTGTATGTTGTAAGATCTCTTTGAATTTTTGTTGAAACAAATGATGCGTTTGGTGCTAAATTCGTATTATAGTAAACTTTACTATTAGTTTCGATAAACAAATACTTTAAATCAAGTATTTCTGGAACAATTCCTGCAACAGCATACTTTTTAAGGTCTCTTTTAATGTTTTGTTTGATTAAATTTGGAACAAAATCACCATTTCTTGGTTTAATGCTTATAAAAACCTTTCCATATTGTGGTGGCACAAGTTCTTCGCCCCCAAAAACAGAAATTGATTCAGTTTCGGGGTAAATTTTATTTGGAATTAGTATTTCATAGTCATTTGCACTTAAAGCTCTGTTTTGAGTTGCATAAATTTGTGGTGCATACTTACGAATTGAGTCAACACCTTCAATATTTTCCCCACCACTAGATGGTAAACGACTTGAAATGAATGATATGCCTGATGTTACAACAATTTCAACTGAATTTCTGACATATGATAATTTACCAGAGTATGTAAAGTTATTCACTCCGTTTGCACTATCTCCAGACGTTACAATATATGATGCTTCGATTACATTTCCATCTTGCAATTTTTTTCCAAATATTCCATCTCCAAATATTAACTCATATTGCTCACTTGCTACCTCTTGTAGGAAAAAAATATTTGAATTACCATTTACAGTCGTTCCAGTGTCGTTATCAAACAAATTATCGTGTCTCTCGTATTTTGTGACGACAGAGGATTGAGATGATGGCTTTACTTTTACCACTAAAGTATCCAAATCAATACCAGTATTAGGTAAAATAAATTTTTGAAAGGGATTTCTTGAAGAATAAGTGAATGTTTGATCAATTACAGTGCCCTCATATATTTCCAAATCATCAAAAACAGCGATCCCATCTGTAATCGATACAGTTTTGTCCTCTGGTATATTAAATACAAAGGATTGATTACGAAATTGATTACCAGTGCTCGCAACTGGGCCTTTTTTAAGAGTTATATTAGGTGGAGATGGTGAAACAGATTTAAGATTTACAGAAAAATTAACTTTTGTTCTTGAAGATTTCTTTGAACGAGGTACATATCCAATATTTCTTGCTAATGCAACTACATTTTCACGCAAAGTTGCTGAATCGATGAAAACTTCATTCGATATCATGTTTGCATTATATGAAGTTATGTAAGTATTGTAAGCTAATACGTCTAAAATTGTTGATAAGTTAGATCCCTCAAAATCATAGTCAGTAAAATCAGAATTATTTTGTAAATAATCCTTCAAAGATTTTTTTATCTGGTCAAAATCCAGATTTGTAAAGTTTGTAAGTGACATTTATCGAGTTGGCAGTAACACAAAACTTAATTCTTGTGGTGGAATATCAATTCCAATGATTTCATACTCTATTGCAACATTCATCTCATTGAATGCAGGGTTAGGTTGCACAAAAACACCCAACAATTTCACTCTTGGTTCAAAATTTTTAATTGAATTCTTTATTTCATCGCGAATAACGGCAGCTGATGCATCATCAACATTTTCAAATAGTGATTCAGATATCCTTGATCCAAAATTTGGACGAAAAAACTTCTCTCCGGGTTGTGTGAATACAATATTTCTCAAAGATCGAGCAATTGCACTTGAATTTTTTAAGGCAACAACATCATCATTCAAAGGATTTACTCCAAATGACATGCTTATGTCTTTAAATTCTTGTTTTACCCGTTCTATCGGCATCTAGATGCAGTTGATCTAACTTATTTATACGCACTTATCCTAACTCTGGTTCAATATTGATTTCAACGTTGCCAGTTTTTGTTTCTTTTGCTGTTTTCCAGAAATAATTCTCATCATTTCCAAGGCCATCACGGTCATGACCGTTTTCAACTTGATAATATACGGTTGAAACCTTGAAATCTGGTGCTTTTGGCACCTCTGGAGTCAAACTATTGTCGAAAATTCTCATTCGATTGTTTGGATACAGTGCAAATTGCCCATTATCAAGTTCAATTAGGTTATGAGACTTGTGTTCAGCTGGTTGTTCACTCGTTGAGTAGTCAATTTGATCGACACTTTC